TCACGCGTACGCAAATAAACGCGTAATCTGATAAAACTGAGTCGTTGCCGGCGCCGCCGCACGATAACTAAACCTCGCTTCGGCGGGGTTTTTCATTTTTAGCCTCCTTGTCAAAACGGTCAATCACTCACTGAATAATGACTGTCGTTGAATGATCACGGCGGGAGGCTAATCCTTCTCCTTTATAAAACGGCGCAATCCTTATTTATCTGCTCAGGTTGGGCAGAACGGATAAGCCATTTTCGACAGCGTAAATGGCCGCTTATTTAAATGGAACAGGAATGACGGAGAGGGGCGCCGCATTTAGCCGCTCTTTTCCATGACTCCCGACGATCGGGCTATGCCCCGGTAAGGGGAGGGTGATGACTATGCCTTGGAAAAATGAACCAAACATCCTTTCAATGCTGCTTGCTTTCGGTATGACGCTGCTGGGGGCGGTCGCCAGCTATTCCTTCAAGGTCTTGAACGGCGAAACCTTTAGCTGGAGGACGCTGTTTTTGCAGCTGTTCGTCTCTATTTTCGCCGGTTTGACCATGGTGATGATTGCGCTGCATTACGACTGGCCTTCGGAGGTGATGGGCGGCGTATGCGGCATGGCAGGATGGTCGGGAGCATCGCTGATCAAGGCATTGGAACGCCGATTTCTCAATAAAGCGTCAGGAGGAAACCAATGAAGATAAGTGACGATGGCATGGCGCTGATTCAGCGTTTTGAAGGCTTGCGGTTGCAGGCTTATCAGGACTCGGTCGGCGTTTGGACCATCGGCTACGGGTGGACTCAACCGGTAGCGGGACGAAAAGTCGGGGCCGGCATGGCGATCGATGCCGCAACGGCCGAGCGTTTGCTGGTGTGCGGTGTCGCTCAATTCGAACAGGGCGTCGAACGGCTGGTGACGGTGACGATCACGCAGGGGCAGTTCGATGCGCTGGTGAGCTTCGCCTATAACCTGGGCCTGCGCGCGCTGGAGAAATCGACGCTGCTGCGTCGGCTGAACGTCGGCGATCGGCAGGGGGCGGCCGACCAGTTCGGCCGATGGGTCAATGCGGGCGGTGTGCGGCTCGATGGGCTGGTTGCCCGGCGCGCGGCGGAACGCGCGCTGTTCCTGTCCTGATGCCCGAATGCGTCTGCACAACGATTCCCCCCTCAAAACGACGGAGACCTTGCCCAAATGATTGAAGATGAAATCCAACGCTCGCTGGCCGCGCTAACCCATCTGGCGGTTCATCCGCTGATCTTGCCGGATCCTCAGCAAGAAGGCGTGACCTATCAGAAGATCAGCGATCTGAAAGTGAACACCGGTCTGGTTGACAGCTCGCTGGTGCAGAGCCGTTTTCAGATCGTGCTGTACGTGATCGACGATTACTCCCGGCTGATCGCTCTGGATAAGGCGGTTTTGAATGCCTGGGAAGGGGTTCGGCATGGCCATATCGGCCAATGGCCGGTACAGGCGGTCACGCGCAGCACCCTTTTGCAGAGCGCCACGCCCCTGGCGGATAACCGCGTTCAGTATCGGATGGCGCGCGATTACCTCATCACGCATTCCGAGGTGGCGGTGTGATCGCCATGAACGTTTCCGGCATGGCGGAATTGACTCGCCGGTTGGAAACGATTCGGCGCGAGGTCACCAGCCACATTCTGCCGGAAGCCGGCCACGCCGCGTTGACCCCGGTCCTTGGCACTATGCGGCAGTGTGCCGATCGGGGGGCGCCAAACAGCGAACCCTCGCTGAGCGCCGGCATCGCGATACGCCCGATCGTTACCGGATGGAACGCGGTGACGTTGCGCGTCGGTCCCAGTAAACAGCATTACCACCGAGCCCTGGCGCAGGAGTACGGCACGGCAACGCAAGCCGCCGCCCCGTTTATTCGCCCTGCGCTGGATCACCATAAGCACCAAGTGTTACGCATCCTGGCGGCTAACGTCCGCTATGGCATCGAAAACCGGTAGCGACCGCTACCATCCTTCATCAAAAAGAGAGAGAAAAACTATGGCTGATAAAACTTCGCCAGAATACGCCATGCTGCCTGCCGGCACTATCGTCAAATGGGGCACCGTCGGGGCTGCAACCACGGCCATGAAGGCGCTGACCAACTGTAAAGCGGTGGGTGAAATGGGGCAAACCGGCGGTTTTGTCGATTGCACCACGCTGCTGGATACCGCCAAGCAGTTTATTTCCGACCTGCCGGAAGGCGCGGAGAAATCCATCGGTTTCATCGACGATCCGTCCAACGCCGATTTCGCGGCGCTGCTGAATGCGGCGGACAAGCGCGAAACGGTACAGTTTTACGTCGAGCTGCCGAACGGCCGCACTTCCACCTCCATCCTGTCGCTGTCCGGCTGGAAAATGAATGAGATCACCGCCCCGGCGAGTGAAGTCATTCAGATTACCGTTCAGGGCAAGCAAAACAGCAACACCTGGGGCTCGGTTACCCCGAAGGTGTGACGAACCGACGATCGCGTTGGGTTAACGCCTGAGGGCGCTCGACGCGATCGTTTCCGCCGCGGGCCATGTGGCCTGCGGCAATTTTCTTTATGCAGAGCACATGATATGAACAAGGAAAAACCGATGACTGAGAAATACGATCTGAAAGCGCTGAAAGCGGCGCTGCTGAAATCCGACGATCACGTGATTGAAACGCAGATCTTTGGCGCCAAAGCCTTTATCCGCCGCCTGAAAGCGGCGGAGCTGCAGGAAAACGAAGACGGCATGAAGGCCGCCATCGACAGCGGTGACATGAACAAAGCCGCGCAGCTTAACGTGCAGCTGCTGCTGTCATGCCTGATGACGCCGGACGGCAAACGTATCCCGGCCGGCGCCTTGCCGAGCGTTGACGATCTGCTGGCGGCGCACGATAACCCAACGCTGGTCGAAGCCATCGGTGCCGTCAAGCGCCATGCGGTCGGCAGCCTGGAGGAAGCGGAAAAAAACTGACTGACTCGCCCTGGCTGATGTTGGTGTTCCAACTGGCCGATCGCTGGGGTGAGTCGGATCCTCGCAAGATCGCCGCGATGCCGGCGCACATCCTGAATCACTGGCGGGCATACTTCAAACTGCAAGGCATGATGGCCGATGCGGCGGAGAGTGCCCCCGTTCATCAATCCGGTCAGCCCGCGCAAAGCAGTATTGATATGCAGTGTGCTGACGTTATGCGAGTGCTGGGAAATGGCTGATACCGCACAGTTGGTCGTCGGGTTGCAACTGAATGACACCAACTTTAAAAACAAACTGACGGCGGCTTACCGTACCGCCGGGGAACAATCCGCCAAATTTAACCGCCAGGCTCAGCAGGACGCGAAAAAGACCGACGAGTCATATCAACGTATCGGCGGCACGCTTGGCGGCCTGGCGGGGAAACTGGCGGGGCTGGCCGGCGTTGAATTGTCGCTGCAGGGCCTCGCCGCCACCTCGCGCCAGTATGGACAGGCGCTCACCGAACTTGCGTCCATCACCGTCGCCGCGACGGCGCAGATGAAGCAGTTGGACGACGCGGCTCGCCAGGCGAGCAGCGCTTCCGGCGAAGGCGGCAGCCGCGCGGAGGAGATGCTGAAACTGGCCGGTGGCCTGAATGACAGCGCGGCGGCCTGGCGCGATCAGGCGGCGGCGGCGCGCGGGGCGGCTCAGGCGACATCAGGCGTCGGCGCGGCGTCTCGCGTTGCGCTGGGGATGCTTGGCGGCCCGATCGGTGTCGCCATCCAGGCGGGATTGGGGATGGCATACTTTTATGAGCAAACAATGCAAGCCAAAGAGGCTGCGGTGAGTCTGAAAGATGCTGCGATTCTAACCACGTCAGAGCTTATAAAACTGTCTAGTAAGCAACTTGCCCTGAGAAAGTTAGATCTCAGTGAGCAGCTCGAGGAACAGCTTAGTGAGCGAGATAAGCAGCAGAATTTGTTGAATTACGCAAACGAGAGAATAGAACGAATCCAGAGTAACCCAGGTCGGCTGGGTGACATATTTGGTGTTGAAAAGCAGTTGCAAGCTACGCGGGTGCGTGCAGAAGCGGCTCTCGAGTCAATAGACATCGGGATTCAAAATACTCGCACTAGCATGCAAAATATTGACCAAGCTAACCTTCTTGTTTTGACAGGGGCTGCTCGTCATTTTAATCAGCCAGCAGGTAATATTTTGCCCGCTACTGCAACTGCGCAGGCGCAGTTGATGCCCTCTCCGCCCCCTGCTTATACATTGGATATTGTAAATACAGATAATCGTGGACGTGAGCGACAGCAGGTTCTTGATCAGTACCAACAACTGCGTCAGGAAATCGAGCAGGCGCATCTGAGCAGCCTCGAAAAAATCACCCAGGATGAACAAAGTGCGCAGGCCAAGCTGGCGTCAACGGCCAAGGCGGCCGGTGCCGGGCAGGCCGATGTGCAGCGTGCGATGGCGCTGAACGCCGAGAAGTACCAGCGGCAGCGGCAACAGCTCGCTGAACAATACGCGCCAGGGCAGGCGGCGGTGCGTAAAGAGCAAGAGGTTGGCAAGGAGCTGAAGGCGTTGTATGACGGGCGGCTGTTGACCGAACGCGAGTACCACACCGCCAGCCGGATGCAGCAGCAAGAAACGACGCGCCAGCGGTTGAAGGCTGAAACCGATGCGCTTGCCGCGCCGCGTATGAACATTGCCGGTGATGTGGATCCGGTCGCTCGCCTTAACAACCAACTGGTGCAGCAGCAGGCGCAGTACCAGGCTTACTACCAGCAAGGCATTCTGGATAAAGAGCGCTATGAACAGCTGATGCAGGCGGCGACGCAAGAATCGTCGGACGCTCAGTATCAGCAGGCGCTGAGCCTGTTCGGCGGGCAGAGCCGCGTGCACAAGATGGCGCTGGGGCTGGTGGATATGACGCGGGAACGGACCTCCGGCATGATGTTCGATCTGCTGACCGGGACGCAAAACTTTAAGCAAAGCATGCTCGGTTTGATGACCTCCATGACGCAGTCCATCATTCAGCAACTGATCGATCTGGCGATGCAGGCGCTGTTGACCAGAACCATTCTTTCCACCTTTATGAATATCGGCAGCGGCTTGCTGGGCGGGGCTGCAAGCGCCGGCACGGGCACGGCCGGTTCAGGTGCGATGGGCATGCCGACCGGTTGGCAAGGCTATGTCCCCAACGCCAAGGGCGGCGTGTACGCCTCGCCTTCGCTGAGCGCATTCAGCGGCCAGATCGTCAGCAATCCCACGTTGTTCGCGTTCGCCAGAGGCGCCGGCTTGATGGGCGAAGCCGGGCCGGAGGCCATCATGCCGCTCAAACGCGGCGCGGACGGTTCGCTCGGCGTGCGGGCGATCGGCGGCGGCCAGCAGTCTGCGGCGGCGCCGAATGTCTACATCACCATCGAGAACGGCGGCAACGTCAGCTCGCAGGCCGATCCGGGATGGGGCGAGTTCGGTAAACAGATGGGCAATATCGCCGCGCAGGAAAGCCAGAAGGTGATCAACCGCAACCTGATGCCTGGCCAGCCGATTTGGAAAGCAATCAAGGGGATGTAATGGGCATTCAGACATTTGAATTTCCGGCGCGCGTCAATGCCGCCGGCGATATGCGTTTTCGCGTCAGAAAGGCGCAGTTCGGCGATGGCTATGCGCAGGTCTCCGGCGACGGCATTAACCCGATCGTGCGCTCCTGGGATCTGACCTTTGTCGGCAAGTATGACTACATCACGCCGATCATCGTCTTTCTGGAAAATCATCATGGGGTGAAGTCCTTCCAATGGACGCCACCAACTCAGGTTCCCGGCCTGTACCGCTGCGAGGGTTATAAGCCGGTCGCCATGGGCGGGGACAACTATTCACTGACGGCCACGTTTACCGAGGCCTTCCACGTTTAACCGGGGGAGACGATGCTGAATTCAGATTTGCAAAAGCTGGAGCCGGGCAACCGCATCCGCCTGATTGAGGTAGACGGCACCCGATTTGGCGCCGATATTCTGCGCTTTCATTGCGATACCCTGCCTTTTACGCCGCAAGAGCTGGCCGCCGCCGGCGGTGATGAAACCAAACTGCCGGCGAAATCGGTCTGGTGGCAGGGGCAGGAGTATGGCCCGTGGCCATTTAGCGTCGAAGGGCTGGAGATCTCCGCCGACAGCCAGGGCAATGCGCCCAAGCTGTCGGTCGCCAATATCAATGGCCTGATCAGCGCGCTCTGCCTGCAGTTTGAGGACATGGCGCAGGCCAAGGTGCGGATCCACGACACGCTGGTGCACTACCTTGACGCCCGCAACTTCCCGCAGGGGAACCCTTCGGCCGATCCGCTGCAGGAAAAGCTGCAGGTGTTCTACATCGATCGCAAGGCGACGGAAAGCGACGAAGCGGTGGAGTTCGAGCTCTCCAGCCCGGCGGATCTGCGGGGACTGCGCATCCCGACCCGGCAAATCCACAGCCTCTGCACCTGGTGCTCGCGCGGCGGCTATCGCACCGGCAAGGGCTGCGATTACGCCGGTAGCCGTTACTTTGACGACAAGGGCAACCCGGTGGATGACCCGAGCCAGGATCGCTGCGGCGGGCTGTTGAGCGACTGCCAAAAACGCTTTGGCGAGCACGAGCCGCTGCCGTTCGGCGGCTTCCCCGGCGCGGCGTTGATCCGGCAGTAGGGGGCGAGCATGAAAGAAAAAACCGCGGCAGCCATTATGGCGCACGCCAGGGCCGAGTATCCGCGCGAATGTTGCGGCGTGGTGGCGCAAAAGTCCCGCGTGGAGCGCTATTTCCCGTGTCGCAACCTGGCGGACAACCCCACCGAGCAGTTTCATCTGGCGCCGGAAGACTACGTGGCCGCCGCCGAATGGGGCACCATCACCCTCATAGTGCACAGCCACCCGGACGCCACCACGCAGCCGAGTGAACTGGACAAGGCGCAGTGCGACGCGATGGAGTTGCCCTGGGCGATAGCCAGCTGGCCGGAGGGGGATTTGCGCACCATTTTGCCGCGCGGCGAACTGCCGCTGGTGGGCCGCCAGTTCGTGCTGGGGCATACCGACTGTTGGGGACTGATCATGAGCTATTTCCGCCAGGAGCACGGCATAACGCTCCAGGATTACCGCGTTGATTACCCGTGGTGGGAGCAAGGTGAAAACCGCTATCTGGAAAACTGGCATGCCTGCGGCTTTCGCGAGTTCGATGGCCCGCCGCAGCAGGGGGACATGGCGATCATGCAGGTTTCTGCGCCGGTGGCCAACCACGCCGGCATTCTGCTGGCAGATGGCCTGTTGCTGCACCATATGTACGGCATGCTTAGCCAGCGGGTGCCTTACGGTGGGTATTGGAAAGAGCGAACGGTGAAGGTGTTGCGCTACAAAGCCCTGATGTGATGCTATCATTCCACTTTTCAGCTTAAGGAAAAGGTAATGAAGAAAATTATCGCTGCAATTGCCACAGTAATTTTGTCTGGCTGTTCAACTACGGCTAACGAACTTCGATTGACAACACCGGCTATCCAAGGCCATACAATTAAAGCAGCGGATGTATATATTGGATGTGTTCTTAATGTTTGGAATGAAAAAAACACCATCTCACCAATTAGCCCACAGCCTGCGGAGCGCGGTTATACAGCTCAGATAAATGATATGTCTAGAGGTGTTGTAATGTTAATTGACGTGAAAAAGACTGACTCTGGTAGCGATTTCTTATTTTATAAAAAACGAGATATGGACTTCTATGAGGCGGCAGTTAATGCATGTAAATAGTATCTTGGTTACACGCTATATACCCGCCTAGGCGGGTTTTTTATTGGGGGTCATATGAGCTTTATCGAGGTGCCATTAAGAGTAGTTCACTTCCACGGCCCGATGGTTAGGTTGTTTGGTAAAAACTTTAAATATCGTGCTCACAATGTTCCAAAAGCTATCGATGCTATGAAAAATCTAATAGACGGATTTGAACGATATATGTTGGAAGCACATAAGCGCGGACTGACCTTCGCTGTATTTGTGGGGAAACGTAACGTTGGTCAAGACGAGATGGAGCTGACGAAAGGCACGGAAGACATTCACCTGGTGCCAGTGGTTATTGGAAGTAAACGTGCAGGGCTTTTTCAAACTATTGCAGGAATAGCATTAATTGCTCTGGCTGCTTGGAACCCAGTTATAGGTGGAGCGGCAATGATGTCGGCAACCACAGCCACTTCCGTTGGCCTGATGGGTGCTTCCCTTGCCCTCGGCGGCGTCGTCCAAATGCTTTCCCCGCAAATGGGCGGGCTGCGCATGCGGCAAGGCCCGGAAAATAAACCGAGCTATGCCTTTGGCGGGCCGGTCAACACCACGGCGCAGGGCAACCCCGTCGGCGTGCTGTACGGCACGCGTGAAATTGGCGGGGCGATTATCTCCGCAGGCATTTATACCGAAGACCAGCAATAACGACATCCGTTTGAACAGACAGCCGCAATAGCGGCTTTTTTTATGGGCGAAATATGGCACAGAACATGATCCGTGGGCGAAAAGGCGGCGGCGGTGGCGGCCACACGCCGGTAGAATCGCCGGACAGCATTCAGTCGATCGCCAGAGCGAAGATGCTGTTCGCATTAGGCGAAGGGGAATTTGCCGGCGGGCTGGATGGCACAAACATTTTTGTTGACGGTACGCCGGTACTGAGCAGCGACGGCACGGAAAACTTTCCCGGTTTCCGCTGGGAGTTCCGCCCCGGTTCGCAGGCGCAGGAATATATCCAGGGCATTCCCGCCGTTGAAAATGAGATCTCGGTCGGCAGCGAACTGAAAAGCGGCGCGCCGTGGGTGCGCTCCGTCTCTAACCTGCAGCTTTCCGCCGTCCGCCTGCGCCTGGGTTGGCCCATGCTGCAAAAGCAGGCGGACAACGGCGACGTCAACGGCTATCGCATCGAGTACGCCATCGACGTGGCGACCGACGGCGGCAGCTATCAGGAGGTGTTAACGGCGGCGATCGACGATAAAACCACCTCGCTGTATGAACGCTCGCACCGCATCAATTTGCCGAAGGCCACCACGGGATGGCAGCTGCGCGTGCGCCGGTTGACGCCTAACGCCAACAGCGCCCGGATCGCCGACCGGATGAACATCGAGGCGCTGACCGAAATCATCGACGCCAAGCTGCGCTATCCGAACACTGCGCTGCTTTACGTGGAGTTTGATTCAAAGCAGTTCCCCAACATCCCGAAGATCAGCTGCAAACCGCGCGGCCGCCTGATCCGCGTGCCGGACAATTACGATCCGCAAACGCGCAGCTATACCGGCATCTGGAGCGGCGGCTTTAAGTGGGCCTACAGCGATAACCCGGCGTGGGTGTTTTACGACATTATTTTGGCCGAGCGCTTTGGCCTGGGCGATCGCATCGACGCCTCCCAGGTCTCCGAGTCCGAACTGTACCGCATCGCGCAGTATTGCGATCAGCCGGTGCCGGACGGGCGCGGCGGCGAGGGCATGGAGCCGCGCTTTACCTGCAACGTTTATCTGCAGTCGCGGGAAGAGGCCTGGACGGTACTGAGCGATTTGGCCGGCATCTTCCGCGGCATGACCTATTGGGGGCAAAACCAAATGGTCGCCCTGGCGGACATGCCGCGCGATATGGACTTCACCTACACCCGCGCCAACGTGATCGACGGCAAGTTTACCTACTCGTCCGCCAGCGAACGCACCCGCTACAGCACCGCGATGGTCAGCTGGTCCGATCCGGGCAACCATTACGCCGATGCGATAGAGGCGGTATTCGACAGCGATCTGGTGCGCCGCTACGACGTGAACCAGACCGAGCTGACGGCTATCGGCTGCACCACGCCGAGCGAAGCGAACCGCCGCGGCCGCTGGGCGCTGTTGACTAACAGCAAGGATCGTACGGTCAGCTTTTCCGTGGGGCTGGACGGCATGATCCCCATGCCGGGGCATATCGTCGGCGTGGCAGACCAGATGCTGGCCGGGCGGGTGATTGGCGGGCGCCTCAGCGGCGTGGACGGCCGTAAACTGACGCTGGACAGGACGCCGGGCGCCAAAGCCGGCGATCGCCTGATCGTCAACCTGCCTTCCGGCCGGGCGCAGGCGCGCACCGTGCAGGCGGTGAATGAACGCGTAGTGACCGTCACCACGGCCTACAGCGAGACGCCGGCGCCGGAAGCGGCCTGGTCCATCGACGCGGACGACCTGGCGGTGCAGCTTTACCGCGTGGTGGGTATCGCCGACAACGGCGACAACACCTATACCGTCAACGCGGCGGAACACGATCCGAACAAGTACGCCCGCATCGATACCGGCGCGCGTATCGACGATCGTCCGATCTCCATCATTCCGCCCGGCGTGCAGGCGCCGCCGAAGAACATCACCATCGACAGCTACTCCTCGGTGAGCCAGGGTATCGCCATTACCACCCTGCGCGCCGCCTGGGGCGCGGTTGAAAATGCCATCGCCTATGAGGCGGAATGGCGCAAAGATAACGGCAACTGGGTGTCGGTGCCGCGCACCTCGGCGCTCGGCTTCGAGGTGCCGGGGATTTACGCCGGTCGTTATCGGGTGCGGGTGCGAGCCATCAACGCCAGTGACGTATCGTCTATTTGGGCGACGTCGATGGAAACCTACCTCAAGGGCAAAGAGGGTAAACCGCCGATGCCGCTTGGCTTCAAGGCATCGCCTTTGCTGTGGGGCATCCAGCTCGACTGGGCGTTCCCTGGCGGCGCTGAAGATACGCTCAAGACCGAAATTCAGTATGCGGACAACGCGGCCGGAAATAACGCGATGCTGCTGGCCGATATCCCGTACCCGCTGCACACCCACGCCATGACAGGGTTGAAGGCGGGGCAGGAGTTCTGGTTCCGCGCGCGGTTGCAAGACCGCACCGGCAATCAGGGCGACTGGACAGGCTGGACCGCTGGGCAGGCGAACGCGGACGCCGGCGATTATCTCGAGAACATCGGCGACGATCTCCTGACCGCGAAAGACGGCGAGCGGCTGGTGGGCGATATCGACACCAACATCGACGCTATCTTGCAGAATGCGCTGGCCAACAACGCGACGGTGGGTCACCAATGGGCGCAGTACGGCACGGTGCGCGCCGATATTATGGTGGTGAAAACCACCATCGCGGAGGTCGATCGCGGGCTGGCCGAGATGAAAACCCAGGTGCAGGCGCAGATTGACGACGTGGCGGCGGTGCTGGAAGACAAACTGACGGCGACGGTAGACGCCGACGGCGCCACGGCCATCCATACGTTGAAAGCGGGCGTGCGGGTGAACGGCACCTTCTACAACGCCGGCATGTCGATCGCGGTATTGGCGGAAAACGGCAGGCCGGTTACCACCCGCGTGGGCTTTAACGCCAACCAGTTCGTGCTGATGAGCGGCAACAACAGCAATCAGTATTCGCCGTTTGCCGTGGTGGATGGGCAGGTGTTTATTAGCGACGCGTTTATTCGCAATGGTACTATCGATAGCGCAAAGATCGCACAGCATATCCAGTCTTCTAATTGGGTAAGTGGGCAGCGTGGCTGGGCGATAAATAAAGATGGCGGGGCACAATTCAATAACATTAGCGCCCGTGGAGCGATATATGCCGACACTGGTGAGTTTAAAAATGGCGTGATTGGCAATTGCCGGATCCTTGAGAATTGCTCCATTGAGGGAAAACTTTCCGCCGCGAATATCGAAGGCGCGATCATGGATGGCTCGATGTTAAGCTGGACGGGTTATCATACTAATGCGAGTCGGTTATTACGCTTTGGCGGTAATAATGTTATTCCCGTTCGTGTCTTTGGACAGATTCAAATTAAAAGAAGTGGACGAGGCTATCCTCACGGTTATGGCGGGGTTAGGCAAAACACAACCGGCGGAGGCTATATGCCAGAGGTTTCCGTTAGTTCCAGTTCTAGTAGCGGGCAACCTTCAGTATCCATCGTTTATATCGATACATTAATTGGAAAGTCTTCGACTGCCTTTTGGCAGCTTGCCGCAGGAGAGCTTGACCAAGGACAATCGCACTCAACGACTTTTATTGTGAACATCTTTGCCACTCCGCAATATACAGCCTTTGGGCTGGAGTAACCATCATCTCCGTAACGAGGTTTTTATCAGGCTAATTCAGGAGGATATTTATGCCAGCAGGCACTCTCACCCTAACAAATAATTCCACAATAGTAAAAGGTACCGGAACGGCCTTTAATACCGAGCTGAAAGCCGGTGATTTCATCGTGAGCGTGGTCGGCGGCGTAACCTATACGCTGCCGGTTAAAACCGTTGATAATGCTACGCAGGCAACGCTGGTTAAAGCCTATGACGGCTCGACTCAGGTCGGTGTTGCCTGGAATGCTGTACCGCGCGATGCAATGAACGCCATCACTGCCCAGCTGGCTGCCGAGACGGCGAAAGCCCTGCGTGGGTTGAATTCCGATAAAGAGAATTGGCAGCAGGTCTTCAGCGGCAGCGGAAATATTACGGTAACGCTCCCTGATGGCAGCACCTATACCGGTCCAGCCTGGAATAATATTGCAGATTCACTCAATAATAAATTAGACAAGACGATTAGCGCTGCCCAGGAAATTAAAGGTTCACTGTCTTTACAGGGTTCTTTGGTGACAGGGCAAACGGCAAACCTTGACGTGGGGGGATATTCACGCTTCCGTAAGTCAACGACATTTGATGATACCATGATGGGGCGAAATGGGATTCATTTGAACTCTGGTGATACGGGGTCGTCTAATGTCCGTGCTGAAAAGACGTTTACTAGATCTACCGGAACTGTAGATGGCCCGACATTACTATCGGTTATGACAACTGCAGGTGGTGTTGTCACAGCTATGCAAATGTTTTGTCGCCGTGAAATTGGTGTAACTGATTATGGTGCGATTTCATTTAAGGATTATGCCAATGTTTGGCATGAGGTTCGTCTACAGAATAACGGAGACTTTAATAACTTAACTGGAAATTGGGTGACCGGCTCAGATCTTAGAATTAAAACTGAAGTAAAAGAAATTGAAGATCCCATAACACTCATTCGTGGTCTAAAACTCTATACCGGCAAGCGCGATGGCAAGCCCTTTATCGGTGGTATCGCACAAGAAATTGAAAAGAAGCTTCCTCAGGTTGTTGCTGAAGGTGGTTCTTTAGAGTTGCAAAATGGCGAAACCGTTACTCGAGTAAAATCCGTCGATTATTCAACGTTGGGATATGTGGCCTTGGCTGCCTTGAATCAGGCTCTGGATAGAATCGATCGCCAGGATGAATTAATCAAAGAACTCATGGAGAAAGTGCAATGACTTTAATCAGCGGCGTATTAAAAGGGCCTTATGGCGATCCTCGTTCCGGCGTAACCATTACCCTGCGCGCAGTCAGAACCTCGTCAACGGTATTGAGCCTGGCTAAATCACAATCGGTGACGGATGACAGCGGTAAATACGCTCTATCCGTGGAGCCGGGCGCTTACGAGGTTATCATCTCTGTCTATGGCGCACAGCCGGAACGGGTGGGGGCTATCGAGGTGTATAGCGATTCCTTGCCCGGCACGCTCAATGATTTCCTGAGCCGGCCAGGGGAAAGCGATATCACGCCGGAGATTGTGCAAACCGTCGATCGTTTGCGTGCAGAGGCGGCCGCTTCCGCAGGCAAGGCATCTTCTTCCGCTGCGGCGGCGAAAACCAGCGAGCAAAATGCGGCGAAGAGCGCCGCTCAGGTGGTGACCGCCTTTGATAATGTGCGGTTCAAGTTCCCGGAAAACAACACCAATATCGCCACTTGGTTCCTGTTGGGGCAGTTTAAAAATGCAGGGCAAAATGGTGTCGGGATCGCGCTCAATTTCTACGGTTCGAACGGCTATAACGGATTTGTTTATAACGCCGGCCTGTCACGCCTGATGCTGAGAACGGGTAATCTTGGCGCCAGCGATACGACCAATAAGGCCAATCGTATCGGCGGCACCTTTCTTAACGATACCGGAACGGCGATCTTGGATATTCAGGTTATTGAATCCAGTCGCGATAATTATGATATCTATGTGAAAGTGAATACCTTCACCATCAACTGCTGGTATACGGTTGAGCAAATCACCTACGCGAACGCGGCCGGCTTGCGCTGGGAGCATAAGGCGGTAAAGCAATCGGTGGAACCGAGCGGGGTGATGAAAATTGATATGCGCACGGGCGTTTCGTTTTCGCAATCCCAGGCGTTACCCGATTATGCTACTGTCGCCCAATCTGCTATCGGTGGTTTTGGTACCGGACCAATTCATACCGAGGATGCATTTGCGAAGGATAATAAATCCTCCATTCAGCGCTACACGGTAGCGACGGCCAATCGGCCGGGCAACGTGTCCGGGGGCATATTAACGCTGCCGGTGGATGGCGGGCCATCTTGCGCGTATTTTGCCACATCGGTTTCGCGGCAGGCTTGGGTGGGGAGTTCATCTACCGCATTGCCTTCGGCTATCACCTGGTCGCGGTTATTTAGCTCGTCCGATCAACCCACCGTCGCGGATATTGCAAACCTGAAAGATTGGGGCTTGAGTAAAGGTGCTACCGCCGCAAACAAAGGCAACTTCAATGCGCAAATGCAGAGCCGACGGGGTTATGTGAGCACAGATCCCATTGGCAATCCCTTCAAAGATGTCGGCACTCACTTTCTCGATACGCGATCGTGGGCGGTGACGCAGGCGGGAACCGACGACAGTTACCGGACGGTGCAAACCTGTTACGGCTATGGTGTAAGTGCGGCGCAATCGGGGAAAATTGCCGTGCGCAGCTGGAATGGCGCTACGTTTACCCCCTGGGTTTGGATGTGGTCGGAAGCCAACACCACCGTTGACGCCAACGGCTTTATCAAGAAAGCCTCGCCGATCGCCAGATTGTCCGCGGCGCCGCAGCATATGCAAGCGGACTATCTGGACGGCGGCTTTGCTTTGGCCGGCTATGTCGCCGTTAATGGCGAAGCGGCCGGGGTGAGCGCGGAACGAATCGCTACCGGCCTTTATCAGCTGAATGGATCGCTGGGGCTGGCAAAGGAGGGCTGGACTATCGAAGTGCCGCAGGACGTGAACGGCAACCGCCTGTGCTTTGTGGAAACCGCCACCGATAACGACGGCGTCATTACGGTGAAAATCAGCAAACGTCGTTTTGACATCGATACCGCGACGATTGTGGCCGGCGAAGCGATGGATATCCCTGAAGGGCGCTGGATCGATCTGCGTCTCGCCATGCCGGTGCGTGAAGAGGTGGAAGTATTGCCGCCGGAGGCGCTGGTATCAAACGATGACGCGTCATCGGAAACCAACTCGGTTTCATAAATAAAGTGGATGCCAGGTAAATAATGCCGGTGCAGCAGGTTATTGGCCGCCTATTGCATCGGCGTCGGCATTATCACCTATAGGCTCGGGCAGAACGACTGCCCGTTCTGCGATGCAGGGTTCCCGCTGGGTGGGAATCTTCTCCTTGCGAATACCGTTCTTCCCCGTCAAATATCCGTGACCAGCCACTGATCCGCTTCTTCGAACATCTCTTCCAACATTCGGTTTAACTTCTCACGATCGCTTTTGCTGGCGTCGGAGTTCAGGCCGTTGGCCTGCATCGGCTTCACGCGCACCTCCGCCTCCGGGAACAGCACGTGCACGCGTTTTTCCAGCTCGTTGTGAATAATCTCGGCGGCGTTGGGTAGCCCAGCGACGTTGCGTTTGTCGTACACCAATTCTACAAACAT